TGCGCCAACAACCCAAGAAGCGGTTTTAGTAAATCAATTAGCTGAACGTATTAGATTCTTCTCTGGTGTAGGTGAAGGACCTCAACGCGGATTTAATATCCAAAAACAAGCCTCTAATCAAGGAACGGCAATTAGCCCTTATGATGCCGCTTACGCAGGCAACTTTTTAGCTGGCAACGGTTTGCTTCCAGGGCTACAAAACTTTAGAGCGGGAAATGGTTATTCAGGCATTATGGGTGGAGCTGCGCTAGCCTCTAACCTTGCTCCAGGAATTGGTATCACTGGCGGTGCCCAGGTAATGTCTGGAATTAACAGCGCCTATAACGTAAACATGCTTCGCATGTTCGGAGTTCAAGCAAGAAATGCCAGCGGAACTGGTATGAACGATCTTGATAACATCATTGATCAACTGTACAAAATCCTTTCTAGAGGTGGAGACGTAAGTGAGCGTGACATTGCAATTGCTTCGATGTCTGGTAACTCTCTAGATAGCATTATTAATCAGTACTTTGGCGGTGACCCCCAAATTCGTCAAGTAATTATTGCGGGTCTTATTCAAAAATCAAAGGGTAAAGGCTTTAGTAAAAGCGCTCTTCAAGGTACTGGCGGTTTAACTGAGGGTGCTATTACTACCTCAAATAGAAGCACCTCTGAATTACAGATGATTCAAAACCTGTCTGACCCAGTAATTGAAGGCCTAACTCGTACTAATAATTTGTTGCAAGCTGGATACAGTAAAATAACTCAAGGCTTTAGTACTAAAGCAGGTAAGTTAGGTCTTAATTTATCTACAAGTATGGAAACTATTGCTGGAGCTAGAAATGGTGCGGGCGCTTTGCTTGCAGACGCTATAACAGGAGGAAGTGCGGGAGTCGGTCTGGCTGCTATAAGCGCGGGCTCCATATTAAAAGATATTTACGCTGGTAAAGGATTAAACGCTACCCCAAGCGACGTTAGTGGCGTAGGAATCACTGGGCAAACCCAGGCTTCTAATGCTGGTCCTCTTTACACAGGTGCTATAACTATTAACGTTGCGGCCCCACCATCTGCCGATCCTTATGCTTTTGCCCAATCTATTTCTGCTGCTATGGCTGCGAGGAGTTAATTATGCCAGTTTTACGACAATCAGGTGGTAACAAACCCCCTATTACATCTAGAAACTCCACTCAAAATAAGTCTCCAGTTGTTTCTAAAACTCTTGCGCCTAAAATCAAAGTTTTAGAAACTGCTGACGCTAAAGATAGAGCACGGACAGAAAGCCTAAACAAAACAGTAAATAAACAGAATTATGAAGCGGTATCCAGGCAATACACAAAACCAACTCCAAATACGCAAAAAGATAAAACTGCAAAAAAAGATAAGAGTCCAAAGTCAAGCGTAAAGAAAACAGTTGGAGTTACTGAAAAGCCTCAAATCCGACCAATAACTAAAGACAAAGAACCTGATACTTCTCATTTTCCTTCGTTAAACCTGTACTACTACCAGTGGAATTTACCTCCTCATAAGTGGAGTCTTCCAGTGGAACCTGTCGCACTAATAGGTGACGACATGGTTGTAGACCAGGAAAAGAAAATGGTTTCTATAGGCGCCGCTCCTAGGTATCGTCGTGGGCGCATCTATTGGTATGCCCGTTCTGGCACCGAATACGTTAACAACAAAAACTATAATAATGGGTCTAACCCTAAAGACCCTAGATATGGTTTTCAGTTCTTATGGAATCCAGAGAGCATAACTACATCCGTTGCCGTAAATTTGGATATTACCCCAACGTTTGCGGATAAATTCGTAGACGTAGCGGGAGCGTTCCCTAGCGGTGAAGTCCTTGCGTTCACCATTAGATTAGACAGAACAAACGACTTTGCTAGTATCAAGTCTGCGCCTAAACGTGGAAATTTTACTTACGATCAATTAGCTAAAAACTACGCTACCTCTGAGTTTTATGACGGAGCCCTTAGTTTTGACATGGGATTTGAGGCTACTCGAATCCAAAAAATTAAAGACCTTCAACAACTTGGAACTATAGCTGATATTGAGTATTTGTACAAAGCTATTAATGGCCCAGGTTGGAAAAACCAAGCGACTGGTAGAGCAAGCTCTGACATTGGATTCTTAAGCCCTACGTTACTCCGCATTGATATTGGACCTTTAAGTTATTTAGGTTACGTAAATAACATTGCGGTCAATCATATTTCGTTTAGTAAGAGCATGATTCCAATTAGAACTGACGTGACTCTTAACTTTAATCTCATGGCAACTGCAGGGTTGGTGACAAAGTAATGCCTATTTATTCAGGATCTAGATATGAAACTTCTTTAGTTGATTACTTTAGAAAAAATGAAGGTGGAGAAACTTATCCAGTTATATTTTACGAATTTGATGAGTTAGCTGAAACTTCGTTTTCAATTCACACCTATGTTAAAGGCGAAACTCTGCAGGGTCTTTCCATGCAATTTTACCGTCGCCCAGACCTTTGGTGGGTTATTGCTGAGTACAATCCAGAATTAACCGATTTTGTAAACATACCATCAGGCACGGAGATCCGTATCCCGAATGTTTAAGTATGTAACTATTGAGTTTCCGCTGGCGCAAAAACCGCCTCAGCGGCTACAGTCATTCACTTTAACGCAAGAGCGTTTTGCTCATGAAATTGCGGTTGTTAAGTTTCGTGATTGGAATATTCAATATTCAAACATACGTGCTGGAGAACCTGTTAAGTGCGTCCTTCGTGGAAAAGATAGCTCACGAGAATTTGTTGGGTACATCCACGATATAAAACCACAGATTAGTCCAGGAAAACGGTTTGTAGAGATGACCCTTATTGGGGCTTCTTATAGATTAAAGCAGCAACGACAAAGAGTATTTGAAAACGTTACTGCTTCTGAAGTAGTTTCTAATATTGCTAGAGAGTACGGTTTGACTAGTTACGTAGAAAACCACCCAAGAGTATACGAACAAATAGCACAGGCTGGTCACACAGAGCTACAGTTTATGACTAGGTTGGCTCGCCAATGTGGGTACTCATTACGTATTGAAAACACGTCCCTTTACTTTCAAAATTTAACTTCAGACTTTACTAAATACCGAAGCTCCGCAAAAAGATTTTTTATGAACGAGTCTAATGACCCAGCAGGTTCTACTTTATACTCGTTTAATTTAACTTTGGGTGAAAGTGTGCAATACCTAGATGCGTATAAGTCTGCAGCTCAAGTAGGTGGCGTTGGGGCAAGAAACAGCGCTATAAATATATTTACCAACCCTACTCGCCCCGAAACTATTAGAGAGGGTTCCCGCACAGAGTTTTTTGACAGTTTTGCAACTGATGTTGTTGCCCCTAGTTATGAGGCTGCTTTTTACGAAGCACAGGCTGTGGATCTAAGAAATAGATTCCCTTACAGAGCGCGCATTCAAGTTATTGGAACTCCAACTATTAGTCCAGATAAACCTGTTTACCTGAGCGGTATTGGTAAAGATTACACAGGATATTGGATTGTTCTTTCTGCACAGCACCACGTTATTGAAACTGCGCCAAATGTTCTTCAATATACAACTTACTTAGAGGTTGGTTCAGACTCTATTGGAGATTCAAGCGTATTTGAAGGACAAGCTGTTGCCCAACCAGCAGAGGCCTCAACAAGACCTATTGTTCCTAATACTAGAAACGTTGCAGATAATCCCACGCCAGTTCTTACTAAAGGCTCTCAACTGTATTCAAATGACGGATTTGCTATATCCACTAACAGACCTCAATCAAGCATTGTTATAGACAATACTGCGTACACATGGGTCTCTACTAAACTTACAGATAGCCCAAGCAATGTAGATGATAGAAATAGAACTTTAGCTACCCATTTAAGATTGGCGGCAAAAAGTGTACTCTGAAATATTTACAGGGGATAGAACTGATAAACGTTTTTACGGCATCTACCGTGGGGTTGTTATTGATAGCAACGACCCTGAAAATAAAGGTCGTATTCGAGTCAAGGTTCCTCAAATCTTAGGCAACGCTGTTACAGGTTGGGCTTGGGAAATTGTAGGCGGTACTGGGGGAGCAAATACTCCTTATGGCACTTTCTCTGATACTACAGATCAGTTAGTTACCGCCGCTAATACTGCTACAGCTATGAAATTTAATACCACTGAAGACGTTAATAAAATTTATATTGGTACAGATACAACTAGAATTTATGTAGAAGAAACTGGAGATTATTTATTCCAAGTATCTCCTCAATTTGCTAAGCCTGGATCATCTAGCTCCTTTCAAATAGATTTTTGGGTAAGAAAAAACGGCACAGATCTCCCTAGAACTAATAGCCGAGTTACGGTGCAAGGTAACCCAAATGAAGTCCTTGCCTGCGTTCCATTTATTTTGGACTTAAATGCTGGAGATTATGTCCAAGCTATGTTTAGTTCTGCTGACGCTGGGGCTACTATTCAGCATCACGACGGGTTAACTTCTCCCACCCGACCAAATATTCCATCTGTAATTGCAACAATAAGTCTTATAGGAAAGTACAAGCCACAACCTGAAACTGGTGTGTGGGTAATGTTTGAGGGCGGGGACCCTAATTTTCCCCTATGGTTAGGAGCGTTCTAAAATGAAAAAAACAGTTCTGGATAATTCGTACGTTATTGACGTCCCCTTTAATCTTTCCGCAAAAGGTAAGGTAACGGTTATTCCCGATAATGACCCTAAAGTGTGGAAAAATAAGGTTTTGACCCTTTTATCCACTGGCATTAACGAGCGTGTTTGGTATTATAATTATGGAGTTAACCTAACTAATTTACTATTTGAATCTTCGTCTGCTGCTATAGAAGACGCTAGAACTGCAATATCCGAGATGTTTATTACGTGGCTTCCAGAACTTACGTTACTAGAAGTGGTGACTGGAAGGGACGATCTTATGGGATCACTGACAGTTAGTATTGTTTATTCACTTCCAGACAATACTACCGAATCCATTAATATAACTACAGCTTCGCTAAATGCTGCTGGTGAAACAATAGAGGTGTTTTAAATGGCTGATAATTTATACTTACCGCAAGTAGATTATACCTCCAGAGATTACTTTGCTTTAAGTCAGGACTTAAAAGCACTTATCCCTAACTTTGCTCCGCAATGGACCTCCAGAGATTCATCAGACTTTGGTATTGTTCTTCTTGAGCTTTTTGCCTACATGGGTGACGTAATTAACTACCAAATTGATAGAGCGGCTAATGAGTCTTTTATTAGTACATCTACTCAACGCGACACAGTTCTTCGTTTAGCCCGACTATTAAATTATGTTCCAGGCGGAATCAACGCGGCTACTGGTTCTGTTACTATTACAAATTTTGCTAATACTTCCGTTACTATTGCGGCTGGAACTGAAGTCTATACTCAAGCAGACGGTGTAAACCCTTCAATTACTTTTACAATTGATTCAGATATATCTCTTGCTGCAGCTGTTGGATCTGTTGGGGCTACTGCAACAGGAACTGTAACGCAAGGAAAGCCTGTATCAGAAGAGGTTATTGGAACTTCTGATGGTACTCCAAATCAAACATTTGCATTATTAAACACAGGTGTTATTACTGGATCCGATATTTCTGTGTTAGTTGGAAGTGTCGCTTATACCCAAGTACCATTTATTGTTGATTACGACGGGTCTAGCCCAGTATTCTCAATATACACAGATGGTGCTGGAGCTACGTATATAGTTTTTGGTGACGACGTGTCTGGAAAAGTTCCGCCAAATAATTCTATTATTAAAGCCTCCTATAGATATTCCGATACTGCGGGAACTGCTGGAAATATTGCAGCTGAAAGTCTTACTGGCATTAACTTTCCAAACGTTGAGATTACTAACCCTACTGGTTTTAGTGGTGGAACTGATCCAGAATCAACTGACTCTGTTCGTGTAAATGCTCCTCTTGCCCTACGGACTATCAATAGAGCAGTATCCCTAAAAGATTACAACAGTCTAGCTGTTCAAATTGATGGCGTTGAAAAAGCTAATGCAATGTCTACAGCCTTTACCTCAGTTGTGCTATTTATTGCTGCTTCTGGTGGAAGAGTTTCAACAACTGCATTTAAACAAGCAATTAAAGATTACTTTGTTGATAAAATTCCACCAAACACTACCCTAACTGTTAACGATTTTACCGCCGTGTATCCGTATGTAACTGTTACCGTAAACGTTTTGCCTCAATACAATGCTAATACTGTTGGTGGTAATGTGGCTGCAGCGCTATACAATTTGTTTGAATTTGATAACGTTACGTTTAATGATTTAATTACTCAAGGTGATATTTATGCCGCATGTAGTTCTCTTGACGGAGTTGCTTACATTGTTATTAATGACTTTGAAAAAAGACCTATTAACCCAAATGCCGCTTCTGGATTGTACTCTCAAACAGCAACGTTAACAGCGTCAGTATCTACTTCAGCAACCACCATCACTGTAGATAGTACTTACGGATTATGGAACTCATCTGGAGTGGGGCCAAGAATTATTTCCCCAGCCGCGTTTAAC